TTAAAGAATTTCGGAGACGCTTGTTTTATTAATCTTATTACAAATAACGATTACTTTCATCCCAAGCTTGCTCATCCCTCTCTTCTATATATTCGTCCTCTCCATAAGAATGCTAAAGGTTACATGATCATAGTCGATCATACAGAAGGTTTTTCTCTACCGATGGATAAAGTAAAAGAAGTGCTTTCAACTTATAAGCAAATCTATTGTTTAAACTCAAAATTCCATTCATATTTCATAGATCTTCCGCTAGTAGATATCAACTATATGTTGTTAGAAGACGGTGAGAAACCCATGGAGAATAAGGGAGACTCACTTCTTATAAACCAAATGTATACCAAGTGGACAGAGTATTATCACGATATTAATAAAGTAATTCCTCTTTCTAAATTATTTGAATACTGGGAGGAAATTTACGAGAAGATAGAGAAATACACCGATAGGAAACTAGATCCGTTCTATATTGACTACGAGAAAGCATATAAAAAAGTAGAAGAAAGAGGAATGAGCATAGATACTCAATGCTTTGTTCAGTACTTTACTCCGCAGAATATTGCATACTCCTACAACGATGGTAAAATTTATACTCAATACAATCTATACAATGTAACTGCTAGACCTACTAATGCTTTTAACGGTATTAACTTTCTAGCCTTACATAAAGAAGATACTTCGAGGAGATGTTTTATTCCTGAGAATTCTGCTTTTGTTGAATTTGATTTTGATGGATATCATCTAAGACTGATTGCAAACCTAATCGGATATAAATTTCCAGAAGATGTTCCAATTCACACTTACCTGGGTAGATTCTATTTTGATAAAGAGGTTCTAGAAGAAGGAGAATATCAAGAATCTAAAAAAATAACATTTCAGAACATCTACGGAGGAATTAGATCAGAGTATAGAGAGATTCCTTTCTATAAAGCACTGCTCAGATACCTAGACGATATGTGGGACACTTATCAATACTCAGGTAGAATTAAACTACCAACAGGTAAATACCTAAAAGTAGAATCCGATCAATCACCTCTGAAGCTATTCAACTACGTTATACAGAATCTAGAAACTGATACAAACGTAAAGATACTCCGAAAATTAGAACCGTTATTCGAGAATAAAAAGAGTTTTATATGCCTGGTGGTCTACGACTCGTTTTTAATAGATTTTCATTTAGATGACGCAAAAGCTCTTTTATTAGACATTGTCAACCTTATAGCAGAAGAAGGCCTAGTTGTTAAAGCGAAATACGGAAAAGATTACGATTCTTTAAAGAAATTAAACTATTTATGATAGATACATTTGATTTTAGCCTGGATTATATGAACAGATTGTTTTGCACTTTTAGCTCTAAAGAAGCTCTAGACACTACACTACAAGAGATTAGATCACACTACACAATCCTTTACAACAAGATATTTGTCTTGGAGTCAACGGATTCTGAAGACCTACTGTGCACTTATAACATTGATACTAATAATAGCAGTCCAAAAGTGCTAGGTAATACTATCCTACTCCACAGGAAAAAAGAATCTAATACCCTTTACACTATCAATGCTCTTAACAGCCTAATCAAACAACTCAACAATAATGTTTTGGATACCTCTTTCAAAATTACATGGAGTGACTACCAGAATACAGTCCTCTTAACTCAAGGAGACGACCTCCGCAAGCTCAAGACAAAAATAAACAAGATAATCACACTCTAAAAAAGAGTTGGATTGTATTGGATTTCTTCGTATTTTATTCTTATATAATATACAATTTAAAAACTATGGACGTAAAGCTCATCAAACAAAGGCTTGCTGCCCTACAGACTAGGGGTAATTCCGATAGGAATAAGCGAGCAGAGACCGTATGGAAAGCTCCAATCGGCAAGCATCAAATCAGAATCGTTCCTGCTAAATGGGACAAAAAGAATCCTTTTAAAGAGATTTTCGTACACTACGGAATCGGTAACCGTACAATGGTTGCATTGACTAACTTTGGAGAAAAAGATCCAATCGTAGAATTCTCTCAAAGTCTTTTGAAACAAACCTACACTCCGGACAATTATAAGCTTGCTAAAAAGCTTGAGCCTAAGATGAGGGTATTTGCACCCATCATCGTAAGAGGGGAAGAAGATAAAGGAGTACGTTTGTGGGAATTTGGTAAAGAAGTCTACATGGAACTTCTAGCTATTTCTTCTGATGAAGATGTAGAAGACTACACAGACACTTATCAAGGTCGTGACCTTATTGTGGAAACTGTAGGACCCGAGCAATCCGGTCGTGCTTTTAACAAAACTACCGTAAGGGTTAAGACCAAGCAAACTCCTGCATGCGAAGATGCTAAGCAGTTGAAAATGTGGCTTGAGAACCAACCCGAACCTTTGGAACTCTATAAGAAGTATTCTTATGAAGAGTTGAAACAAGGATTGTTCGAATGGTTGAATCCTGAAGCTACTGAAGAAGAGGAAGCAGAAGAAACTACTGCACCCATTAAAGCACCCGTAGCAGACGTAAAACCAAAGTACGGTCTACAGGTTACCAAGAAACCAGACATCGATAAAGAGTTTGACGACTTGTTTAAAGATGATAACGATCTACCATTTTAATTTAAAAAAGGAATATGGCAAAAGCAAAGGAGTCTCTGAATAGCACATTATCAAAAGCTATAAAGGGCGGTTTCGATTTAGAAGGTTTTAAGAAGAATAAGTTTCTGGTTGGAAATGTTAAGTTCAAAGAAGACAAATGGATTGAACTGTCCAAGTCCTTCCAAGACGTTCTATCGATTCCAGGAATTCCAATGGGCCATATCACTCTTTTACGAGGTCATTCAGACACAGGTAAGACAACCGCTTTGTTGGAAGCAGCAGTTTCCGCACAAAAGAAAGGTATCTTACCTGTCTTTATTATCACGGAGATGAAGTGGTCCTGGGAACATGCCAAGCAAATGGGATTTGAGATAGAAGAGACTGCAGATCCGGAAACAGGTGAAGTAGTTGATTACAAAGGATTCTTTATCTACGTGGATAGAACCTCTCTCAATACCATTGAAGATGTTGGAGCATTTATTGCAGACCTATTAGATGAGCAGAGAAAAGGAAATCTTCCTTACGACTTACTATTCCTATGGGATTCAGTAGGAAGTATACCTTGTCAGCTTTCTGTAGAGTCAAATAAGAACAACAACGAATGGAATGCAGGAGCAATGTCCAAGACATTCGGAAACTTTATTAATCAAAAAATAGTCCTTTCTAGGAAAGAAAATCAACCTTTTACTAATACTCTACTAGCTGTTAATAAGATCTGGGTTGCAAAACCTGGCAGTCCAATGGAACAGCCAAAGATGAAGAATAAAGGAGGTGATACGATGTTCTTTGATGCTTCTCTAATTGTTACTTTCGGTAATGTAGCTAATAGCGGTACAAACAAAATTAAAGCTACTAAGAACGGAAAGAACGTAGAGTTTGCAAAGAGGACTAAAGTATCCTGTGATAAGAACCATATTACAGGAGTAACTACCGAAGGAAGGATCATTATGACAGTTCACGGGTTTATACCTGATGATAAGAAGGCTATCGATAACTATAAAAAAGACCACTCGAAAGAATGGTTACAGATTCTCGGAAGTAAAGACTTCGATGTAGTTGAAGAGACTGAAGAAGATATTAAAGACATATTTGAACCATCAGACAGTGAATAACACTTATAAAGCAATTTTCGATAGTCTAAAAGAATCAAAACAAGAGGCCCTGCATATCAATAGCAGGGTCCTTTTGATTGATAGTATGAATACTTTTTTAAGATCCTTTGTGATGATTAAGCATATTAATCCACACGGACACCATATCGGAGGTCTAACAGGATACTTAAAGTCAATAGGCTACGCAATTAAAACAATTAAGCCAACACGAGTAATTTTAGTATTTGACGGATTAGGAGGATCTACTGCTAAACGCAATCTCTATCCTGATTATAAAGGTACTAGGAAATTAAACAGAATAACTAACTGGGAAGGATTTGAGAATAGAGAAGAAGAGTCTGAAGCTATTACTAATCAAATCGTACGGCTGATAAGCTATCTAAAATGCCTACCGGTAGATTTATTGATAGTAGATAAAGTAGAAGCAGATGACGTTATAGGGTATTTAAGTAAACAATTACCCGAAGAAGTTTTTATCGTATCTACAGATAAGGATTATATTCAGCTAGTAAATAATAGAGTAACTCTTTACAGTCCTATTAAGAAAAAGTTCTATAATCCAAAAACAGTTAGGGAAGAGTTTGACTTACCTCCGGAGAATTTTTTGAACTACAAAGTACTTGCAGGAGATTCATCTGATAACATACCCGGTATTAAAGGATTACAGTTAAAGAAGATTCTAAAACTATATCCGCAGTTAAAAGAAGACCACCGGTATATGTTAAAAGATCTTATTGAGTTTACTCAAGAAAAACAAGATACTAATAAACTCTACACTCAAGTACTCCTATACGAAAAACAACTCCAAATTAATCAGATCCTGATGAATTTACACGAACCGCTTCTTTCCGAAAGCAGTATTGCAGAGATAGAAGAAGTGCTCCAAAATCCTAATCAGGAAATTCATGCAGGTCCTTTTATGGAGATGTACAACGATGATATGCTAGGAGGTAGTATTCCTAATACTCAAATGTGGTTACACGATACTTTCCATTACTTGAAAGCTTACAAGCAGAAAGTTGGATAATTGAAGTTAATCAGTTATATTTAAAATAAAACTAAAGTTATTATGTTTCAATTAAGTTATAACGCCGATCAGCGAACAGTTCGAGTTAGATTTTTAAATGCTTCCGCACCGGAAGAAGTTTTTTACAGAGATGCAGATGCTCGATTCTTCTATCCCGAGCAGATAATAGAAGTACACGCATCCGGTAAGTTCGTTAGCATACTCCCACTTGGGCAAACCCTTGTAATTTTCGAATAAAAGTTATTAATATGACAGCACTAAACCAGCTAAGTAGTTACGGAATCTCCTTTCAAATTAAAGTAATAGCTTCTCTTTTAAAGAATAAAGAGTTCCTACAGTCCATTCATGATGTACTAGACGAAGAGTATTTTGATAATCCAAGTCACAAATGGATTATTAAAGAAGCTCTTAAGTACTACTACAAATTCAACACCACTCCGAGC